TTATACCCGTTCTGTGTATTTCAATGAAATCCAACCCGCGCCGGACTTCAATTTTCCCCAGCCATTCTGCTCTGCAGTGATGGTATAAATGCCACCCTTTTTGACGGATGTAGTTACCTTATAGGACGTGCCGGCTCCTGCACGTACATTTAATGTGCTTGCGGTAATGCGAACCTTGTAGTTGCCGAATGCCGGCTGCTCTACGGGCTGCGACGGTGTCACTGTAGGCTGTGCAGGCGCCGCAGTCCCCGCAATGTATTTAATACCTGCATATTCACAGAAGCCCTTTGCAGCTTCTTCCGCACATTCAAGGCAAAATGCATCCGACTGCATCAATTCAGACTCTCGTTTATTTGTCATAAACGCGCATTCAATCAAAACAGAAGCCTTTGTTCCCATTACAGAACAGTTACACATAGCCAGTGACTGAGTTTTCACGCCTCTGTTTTTCTGCTGGGTCCCCTGGATAAGCTGCGTCTGAATACATTCTGCCATTCTTCTGCTATCTCCCGGAGCCTTGTTACTGATAAGGGTTCCGATACCATTGCCAGAATTATAGGTTTTTCCGTTTCCTGATGCATTAAAATGGAAGCTGATTGAATAGTCGCATCCTGCTGCCTTAATAGCTCTCTGCCGTGCACCGAGGCTTGTATCAGGGTCATCTTTGCTGTTGTCATCATCCCAGCCAGTCTTGATATATGGTACCCCGCATCTGTCCATTGCCGTTGCAAAATAGGATGCCACCTTTACATTTGCCCAATGTTCCCGATATCCTGCCGGTGTTCTTTTTCCTGCCGTATTGCTGCCATGTCCAGCATCAACTGCAATCTTCATAGTATCTACCTTCTTTCCTTCATCAAATCGTGTTAAATTGTAATTTCTGATAACTGCCATCAGATTGTCCACATACTTTACGGATGTGGCGTATCCATCCGCTCTGATGTTCTGCAGGTATTCTCCCGGGTCTGTGACACCCTTTAAATTTGCGTATCTGGAATTATTGATAAAATCAAAATATCCGTGTACGCATGCTTCCATGTCCTGGAAGGCAAACCACTGCATCGGGGCTGATGTATATGTTCCATCTGCCTTTTGCTCGCTGCCTACCTTGGCGTAACTGCCGGTTGCTGTAGGGCACCGCCCCGGCTTATACTTTAATCCGAAGTAATTGTTTGCCTTAACCGCCAGCTCTGATGTCCCCCTTGCAGATTCCAGTACCGCCTGCGCTATAATGGGGCTATGTACGCAGATGCCATATGCCGGGGCATATTTCTGCACATATGCCCCGATTTTCTCGATAAACTCTGTGGTATTCATGGTATTACTCCTCTGTATCCTGCTTGATTGTGGCCGTATCCTCAATTTGCGTTTTTATGTACTTCACAATGGGCATCAGGAATGGCGGCATCTTTACTCCGATATCTATCATGTTCTCCAGAATGGATATCATCTCATTCACAACCAGCCAGCATGCCACCACTGTGGCCACTACAAACGGAATAACCAGATTGATTCCTGCGGTATTGATTGCGTACTGAATCAACACGTCCATAAAAAATCCGACCACGATCAGCAGCCACATGCATACTTTTTTTATGATCCCACGGATGCTTTTGTAACTGCTGATTTTCTTATCCTTGCGATATTTTGCCGCGCACAGTCCTGTCACATAATCAATCACATTGCATCCTACTAACAGTAATACCGGAACTGCCAGTATTCCCATCCAACTCATCAGTGCAGACATTGCTGCTATAATCATTGTTTTTACTTTTTCCATCGTCTTTCCCTCTTTCTTTCCACTAAAAAAGCTGAGACCTTTCTCTCAGCTACCAGTTGTTTCTATTCATTTTTTGCCCCTGTGGATGCATACATGCCATTGGCATCCGGCTCTTTATACTTTGTCGTATACCTGGAATAGTCACCCATCATTTTCTGCATTCCCCGGTCCATATACATTTTGAATCCGGAATAGTCTTCCAGGTTCAGTGCACGCACATTGACTACCCCCCGCCTGACTTCACATACGTCTGTTTGTATGGGGTCTTTTTTGTCTCTGAATTTTACCCATGCCACATCCTCACCTCCTTATTTCATTAGTGCCAATGTCGATACATTTATGGATGTGGTAGATGCCCCATATCCGTATGTTGCATATCCGGTTACCAAACGTATTCTAATCTTATACCGTCCTGTATACTGTGATATATCTATGGATGTTGCTGTAAATTGATTTTTCCCTCCGGTGGATATTTTCACAGCCTCACCGGATTCGCTCACCAGATACACGCCCCATGCATGCCCCGTATGGTTTCCACACACATGATTTGCGGCAATACACAATTTGCTGAATACCGTCAAATCATAGTAGTCTGTGGTGTCTAAATTGATGATACCGTCCGCTGACTTTCCGGAATCGTTTGCAGATACCGTCATGCTCATTGCCACGTTGAAATCACCCCAAGAATATGAATGTGATGCCTTCGTGTTGCCACTGCTTGTAGTAACCGCCGTTATGTCCATCTTATGTTTTGAGGAAGGGAAGCCTACTATCATGTTCTTTGGTTCAGCGCCCTGCCCTACCCCTGCTATTCTTACTGACATGTGAATTCCCCCTTTAGTAAAATATTTTCCAAACAAAGCTTTTTGTTTCTCCTGGTTCAAAGACTTTGGGGGTGTCAAATACTTCTCGTGCTATCATGAACGTATTTCCCGAAGTGCTTACACACAAAGCGCATTCATTTACGGTCAACTGTTCGCTACTTTTGTTAGTTATACTCGTAAAAAATTGTGAATACGAGCTTTCGTTTGAAAAATCTTGTGTCCTCTGATATGTAAAAGTTGCATCATATAGTGCGGCATCAATGGGAGCCTCTAAAACATAATCTGTCTTTTTGGTAGGTGTTGTACCAGTCCCCAACTGTATTTGTGGTGAAGAATTAGCAATATTGATTGGAGTATATCCTTCTCGCACACTTGTACCCGTTGTCGTTTTACTCATTGCTGCTGATGAATTGTTACCAGTGCACATCCTCTCCAAAATTGCCTGATAGTTGTTTGTAAACATTGTTTATTCCTCCTCTGTTTTTTCCGCAAAATCTCCGGAAAATGAATAGTCAAATGTTGTTGTTTCCAATTCTGTAATGGAACCATATTCTGCCGTTGTCGGTGTCGGTGTCGGCGCCGGAGCATTTCCATCGATGTTTCTGACACAGACATACTGCAGGTTGATGGCTGCTGCCGTGGCTGACTCAAACAGCAGCGTCACACTGCCGTCCGTTTGTGCCCAGGATGTTCCTGCATCAGACAAAGCCTGCGTGTCATCGTAATTCTTGGGGTAAATTTCCACAATGGATGTTGCCGTAATAGATGCATCTGAAATCTCGTATTGCGCAACACCCGCCGGAATGGTATACGGTCCGAGAAAATATCCGGCCACCTGCAGCATCTGCTTGATAATCATTGCATCTGCCAGGTATCCTGTCATTGTTAATGCCAGAATATCATCCCTTTTCTTGATGGAATAGTTCTCCCACGATTTTTCTATGGTTGTAATGGTTTTTTGCAGGTCGCTTACCGCCAGCATGGATGCTTTGTACGTTCCCAGCTCTATCTCGTAGATGCCGTTTGTCTCGTTACAGTTTTCATCCTGTACTAGCTCCGGCAGCTCATTTGCCGTCACATACAGGATCTGTATGGGCGCCGTATCATTTGAAAGATCCATGTGAAAATAAATCCGCCCCAGCTTATCCCCCTCTGCCGCCAGTTCCACCGATATGGACTCTTCCTGGACGACAAACTGACGTCCCTTGATGATACCTCGGCCGGAACCTATCTTGATTACCCCGCCGCCCATCGCTGTCATGTCGCATCCGCTGATAATGCCGGATACCCCCGTCAGGATTTCATACATAATTGCATCATCTTTCGGTGTGATGGTGCTTCCATCGAATTGCTTCAATTCAATGCTCAACTTGTTATCCTCCTTTTCAGTTTTTTTGTTAATTCCAGCCGTACCGCACCAAATACCAAAATTGTGGTATCGCTTACCTTTTTCCCGGTAAGCATGGTCTGGTATGCGGTATTGTTCCGAATAATGGTCGCCTGCTGCCCTATCTGCAGCTTTTGCGGTTGTACCAGTCCGTCGTCGTTCATGACCTCAATCTCGATCAGATTGTTATACTCCGGCAGGCTCATCCGGGAATAGGCTCGTTCATAGGCTATATCATGGAATGTCTTGGCATCTTCCTTGGGTTTCTCCGGCTCCTCGTAAGTCACATATTCTGTGCTGAATACCACCGGGGAAAGACGTCCCTCTGCATTGACATCCTCCGATATGGTTCCATCTCCCAGCAGATAAAAGGTTGCCGTCTGGCTTTCATCCGCTTCGTTGTAGATTACCATTTTGTTCACGGTCTGGTCTGCTTGCTTAATAACGAAGCTGGCGCTTAATATATTCAGCATGTCGGCTTCTATCACTTTTTTCTCTGCAGTTACCTTTTCCACCGTTGCTTGCAGCCTTTTTTGTTTCAAATCAATGTCAAAATCGACTACCACCCCGTAACGCAGAAAAGCCATGGATGCCATCTGGTAAAGATTTCCGATGTTCCCATCGAAATCCAATATAGCTTCCTGTGTCTGACTTCCTGCCGCAGCACCGAAGCCCGTGATATTCTGCTTTTCATCGTCCGAATCCCTGTATGTGACATTCATGATATCCGCCAGCCACTGCTCCAGTGATGTTTTTAATCCGTCCTGTGTCATATGGACATCCACATCCAGCAGTGCAAGCATTGGCTTAAATTGTATCTCGTATCCTTTGTCCGAATCCGTGCAGCCCGTCACTATTCCGATATGCCTGCTGCCGTGGCCGGATATGCGGATGTAGTCCCCTTCAGACGCCCGGATATCCGGCAGGACTACTTTGCTGTTGCTGATAGCCAGATAGTCAATATCCACTTCCGTTTCCGTCGTCTGGTTGGATGAACGATAGGAAAGATCCGGGGTAAAAATTTCGATATTATACCACTGCATATTCTTCCTGCACCTCCATTGCGACCTGCAAGTCGCCAATTCCTTCATGGATTACTGTTATCATGTTTTCGCCAAATCCGGCAAAAAGGAACCTTTCCGTTTCAAAATCACTAAATCCGTACAGATCTCGCACGAAAACGTTTCGATTTGTGTATTCTGCGATACAGAACGGGGTCTGTGTGGTATCGATCACCACTCTATGCCCCGCTTCGATGTCTACCTGCAGTCTTCCGGATGCCACCACCTTGCCGTCTACCCGGTGTACCCACATTGGATTTTTACATGGGCCCAAAATGGACAGCCTTATCGGGCTGTCCTCTGTGCTTTCACATGTCCATTTTAACGTGCCGCGCTCCGTATCCGTATACACGTAGTTGTACGAATATGGGTATTTCTTGCTGTTTGCCGGCTGCTTCGGTTTCTCCAGTGATATTTTTTTATACCAGGTAGTCAGTCCGGCAAAGGTTAGCTCGGTCTGCAGGCCCACCGTTTCCAGCTCTGTCTTGGTTGCTTTTGTAATGTATACCTGCATGTAGTAGGTGCCCGCCGGTGTGGTATATTCCAGCACCAGCGGTCTGTGCTGAATGAATTTGGCAAATCGGTTAAATTCTTCGTAGCCGCTGAATGCCACCTTACATGTGGGTGCTTTCTGCTTCAGGACGTCCTTCGTTACTTTGAACCGGTTTCCCACCTGAATATAGGTCTGCTTCCGTTCTCCGCCCAGCCCTTTAGGACTGTGAAGGAAGCTGTCCAATTCGTTCATATTCCAGGTATCGCCCCTTGCGTTGATTAGCTTAAATTCCCTCAATGTCCTTGCCTCCTATTCAAATGCTTCGCCCAGCTTTCTGTCTATGGCGCTGGCTATGCCGCTTAAATCTGCCCGGTCTATCGCGTTGTCAATAACTTCCTGCACCGCTTCCGTGACCTTGTCCTGTCCTGCCCGGATACCGGTGGCAATGCTCTCCGGAATCTTTGCCCCCAATGTGGAAAAAACTTCGCTGCTTCCGTCGTCCACAATCACCAGCTTCTTTTCAATGCCCTCGCTTGCGGCATCTATCAGTCCTGCTGCCGCCGTCTGCATTTCCGGCTTTTTCTCATTTACACCTGTCACCATGCTGTCGATGCCGTCGGAATTGGTCTCCGCCATTTCTGTCAATTTTGTTGCCAGTGTTTCCTTCAATTCATCGTAGGACATTTCCGTGTCCGTTTTCATCTGACCGTAGGTATCTGACTGCGTCTGTAGAATATCTGCCATCTGCTCCCCGTATCCGGTTGCAAAATCACCCATAATGTCGGACAGCTCGCCTCTGGCTTCCAGCATCTCCTTGTAGCTGGCTATCACATCCGCATAGGCATCTGCATCATTCTTGGACGCTTCCACCAGTTCATGCAGATAGCCGGCACCCTGTATGCCAAGGCTCTGAATATCTGCCAGCAGATCCTCGTCCAATAAATCTTCCTGTGCCAGCTTGTTCGCCGCAATCAAATCATCTTTGTACTGGGTGTAGGCATCTGTCTGCGTCTGCAGGTTTTTAGACATCTGCTCTACGGACATGTCCGATTTATTGGAGAGCTCTTCAAACAATCCTACCTGCTTTTTCAAGGACTCTTCCGCTTCCTCGGATGCCTTGGCATATTCTGTCTGCAGCTTCTGGATGCTCTCCGCCACATCTCCTGATACAGTAATGGTCTGCCCACCGTATTCAATCTGTGCCACCGTCACATTCTGCAGTGCTGCTGCCTGTCCTTCCCATACTTCCGTCAGCTCTGCATTCTTTTCCTTTACTTCCCCCACTTTGGCGGCATTTTCTTCATACTGTGCATTCAGTTCTAAGAGTGCTTCGTTTTCCTCATACAGCCGGTTTAATTCTTCATCTTCGCCCGCAGAGCGTTCCATGCCTTTTTCGCTCAGTTCCACGATACGGGCAAGGGTCTGCTCGTAGTTGGCATCCAGCTCCAGCATCTTCTCCCGGATGTTCTGCATGTTGACTTCCGCATCTGCCTGTGCTTCCGTCAGATCGATGCTTTCCTGCTTCGCCTGGTTGATATCCTCCTGTGACTTTGCCGCTTCCGCCTGCTTTAGGAATGCTTCCGTGCTTTCCTCCAGGTATCCTGTTTCTTCGTTTATGGCGAGGTTCAGGCTCGGATACATCTGGTTTAGCAGTGCCACCCTGTTTGCCAGATCGGTCTTTTCCTCTGCGTTCAGCTTTTCCCGTTTGTTCAGCTCCTCTACGGAGCGGATCAGGACACTGGCACGCTGTGACGTCTGGGTGTATGCGTCGTTTTCCTCGTATATGGCATCTATCTTGTCTTTGGTAGCCTTTGTTGACTCCTTTATCAGTTCGATTTCTTTTTGAAGTTCCGTCTGTTCTGACTGGCTGGATGCGATGTAAACCGATACAGCGCCCACCAGTGCTCCCAGTGCCGCCGTAATGCCAACTACCAGCGGATTTGTAACCGCCGTGACCGCCTTAAACGCTGCCACGGCTGCCGTTACCCCCGCTATTGCCGTTGCGGCCGTTCCCAGTCCTGCCACCACAACCGCCACTGCCTGTACCACCTGCGGATGCTCCTGCACAAATTCCGTCGCCCATGTAAATGCGTCTGTGCCCGTGTTATACAGTTCTTTCAGTGTGGGATTCAATTCGTTGCCTATGGCTATCTGCAGATTCTGTGATGCAATCTGCATGCGCTTTTCTGCGTATTCCGTGGTATCCGTCATCTTCTGGAATGCTGCCTCTGTGGCTCCGGTGCTGTTCTCCATCTGTTCCAGGACAGAATTAAATTTCTCGGCACCGCTTCCCAGAATGGACAGGGCTCCTACACCGGCTTCCGAGCTGGACCACAGCTCATTAAATGCCGCGCTGTCATTGTTTACCGACTCGCCCAGTATCTCAATCACATCGCCCAGACTAAGTCCCTGCTCCATCAGCTCACCAAACGACATGCCTGTTTCTTCTTTCAGTATCTTGCCTACCGTGCTGCCGCTGTCGCCTAACTCATTCAGCATGCCCTTTATGTATGTGGTAGACTCCGCCGCTTTGATACCATTTGCGGTAAGGATGGCATATGACGAGGAAAGCTGGTCCATGTTCACGTTGTAGGCGGCCGCTATGGGAATGACCTTACCCATATTTGCTGCCAGCTCATTTACCGTAACCTTACCAAGGTTCTGTGTGGTTATCAGAGCATCCGCCACATGGGTGGACTGCTCCGCCTCCATCTTGTAGGCATTCATGGCCGTAGTCAGAATATCCACGGATGTGGTGGCATCCGTATAACCGCCAATAGCCAGCTTCGTGGCATCTGCCACAAAGCCTACCGTATTCGCCGTATCCTGTCCGGCTGATATCGCATTGTACGCCGCATCGGCCAGGTCGTTTGAGGATTGTACCAGCACCGTGGATTGTTCCATCAGCTGTGCCGCCATATCGGACTGTGTTACCTTTGCTTCATCCGCGATGGTGTAAACCTTAGCCATAGCAGTCTCATAGGCTGCTGCCTCTTTGGAACATTCCATCAGGGCATCCTTTATCTTGTCAATCTCCGCTGCAATCCCCGAAGCTGCCAGCGCTCCGGCAAGGTTTTCCACAGCCGACACCGTCTTTTCCCCAAATCCCTGTGTTTCTTCAGTTGCTTCCTTTACCTTTTTTCCATACTGGTCTATGGATGTGGCGCATCCGTCTGCACTGTCCGCCGCTTCCGTCAGATAATCACTGGTGTTGCCCAGTTCGCGCTCCATACCCACCAGTTCTGCCTGGGATGTATTCAGGGCAGTGGTGTACTTGGTGACACTGGCGTCCATTTTTTCATACTGCTGTCCCGCCAGCTTTAACTGTGTGGATGCCTTTTCGACTTCTGCCTGCTGCTGTTCCAGTGCCTCCGCTGTCGTATCTGTTGCATTTTTCATGCTTTCCAGCTTCTTTTCCGCATCCTTTAACGATACGGTATACAGCTCTACCTTCCGGCGGGCTTCCGTTCTGGCATTCTCCGCCGCTTTCAGCACCTTTTCCTGTGCCTTTACTTTTTCATTTTGCGCTTCAATCTGCCGGGTGAGAATTTCCTGCTTTGCCCGCAGGGCTTCTGTGCTGTTGGCATTTTCCTTATACGTTTCCGCACACAGCTTCATTTCCGAGCGAAGCTCTGCCTGCTCTGCTTTGATGGACCGTATGGATTCGTTGTATTCCTTTACGCCTTCAATTACAATCTTGCTTCCGATTGTATTTTTTGCCGCCACCGTCTCACCTCCTATAAGTCAAATATGGAGTCCTTTTTCTCCGGCTCCGTCTCTTCTGTCTTGTAAAGCATTTTCTGTGTGTCAAAGTTATGGACCTTTTTATACGTGTCAAATATATCCATCCACTTGCCCATCGGCAAAAGATAGACCTCGCTTTCCGAATAGCCCATTTTCGCCATACCGATATAAATAATCCAGGCTACGTCTATCGGCTGTTCTTCCTTCTTTTTCCCCGCTCCTGGCTTTATTTTTTTGAAGTAAAACACCTCTTGTACGCATCATGGATATAACCGGCAAGGAGAGTAAAAGGCATGTCTGCATCAAGCAGCACCTCGTTTACATCGATATCTGCTTTCTCTCCCATAGCCTCCAGCTTCCTTACGCCTTCCCGCATCATTACCGGCAATGCAAACAAAATGGCTTTCATGTCCGGCTCCGTTTTTGTAAATTTACCTGCTTCCGTTTCCTCCACTCCCAGCAGTTTCCGCTCAAACGTGCCGATAGAGCCATACTCCTCCTGAATTTCATTCAGTGCAAAAATATCGCACCACAGTGGCACCTTTTTGCCTGCCAGCGTGATAAATATAGGCTTTTCTACCATTTTCTCAACCTCCGATATATGCCAAAAAGAAAGGAAGCACTTTGCGGGTGCTTCCTTTTATTCCGGTACTTTGTTCTGTTTAGCCTGTGATGATGTATTCTTCGGCCATCACCGCAGAGTCTGCCTTGCCGGTCGCTGTATTAACCGCTTTCAGCATGGTGCGCTTGCTGATGGCAATAGCTGTGCTTGTTGCCTTGGTGCCGTTTGTCTTGCTTGGCGTTGTGCCATCGGTGGTGTAGAAAATGGTACCGTTGTCACTTGCCGAGAGAACCACACTCTGGGCTTCCGCATAGGTGCCGCCCTTTACGGATGCTACCGGCTTTGCTGCCTGCTCTGCCACGCCCAACTGCTGCTTGAGCCAGGCGATGGCTTCCTCTTCCGTATCACATACCTTTCGCGTCATCCAGTCTCCGTTTTCTTCCGGCATTGCTTTACCAGATACGTTGGGCGTTTTGAACGTCAGATTTTCGCCCTGGGTTTCGTAGCTGTTGCTTCCTTCGCTGTACGTCACACGGTACAGGATGCATGCCACGCACTTATCCACTCCATCGATTTCCTCATTAGTGAAAAAACCATATCCCACTTCGTTTTCTTTATCTTTGGAGTTGCGCAGCTCCTCCCCATTCTCTTCGTCCACCGTGTGGCCGAACATAACCACTGCTGCCTTCGCCGGCAGGGTGGTGGTGCCCATACTCACATCCGCATACTTCAACTTCTTGGCATTGCGGGCAAGCATGTTATCACCATATACGGATGCTTCGGAATACTGCGGGGTTACTTCGGTTGTCATGGCTTTTCCGCAGACAAAGCCATCACTGTACGTTTTGTATCCGGTTCTTCTTGCGATTACCGGTGTGCTCAAACCAAAATTCATGTTTATTTCCTCCTCGATTCTAAATAATTAACCTCAAACACGGTATGCCGTGTCCGGTCATATCCTGTAATGGCATCCTCAATCCAGCTCCGTATGGATGTCACGCTGAACCCCTGTTCCTCCAGATAATCGCGTATGGTATGCTTATCTTTCATATAGGGATATTCCTTCGGCGTAAAGTACGAAATCTGCAGATATGCAACGTCCGCTTCGACGCCGTTATCTGCTCTTGTGTCCGGTCTCTCATCCTCATATACAAACACTATATATCTGGATGCACTGTTTATTCCGGTATCGGTATATATGCCCTCTTCTACTTCACATCCCACTTTTTTACCCAGTTCTACCATCTTATCCGTCAGATCCATGCTGTGTCTCCTTTCCGTATACTTCCTGCATTTTGGATACCACCGCTTCCTCTGCATTCCTGGTTGCATTTGCCAGGAATGGTCGCGCCGGCTGTTTTCCGGCTATGCCATACTCCTTCCATACGGCTTTTAATGCATTGCTTACTTTTTCCTTCTTTTTCTTTCCGGTTTTCCGGTCATTGTAGCTATGCTCTGATTTGCCTGTCGGCCCTACATTGACTATATAGGCGTCGCCGTCCTTTGTCTTTTTGGGCGTTGTGGCTTTTATGGAATTCACCATGTCGGACTCTCCGGCATGCATGACTGCTGCCCTGGCGGAACGTTTCATGCTCTGCTCCATGATAGGCGTCGCTTCTGAGAGGGCTTTCATGCATATCTCTTCGGCAGATGTGTTTAATAAGTCACCTAAAAAATCATCCGGAAAGTTTACCTCAAAAGACGACATCACTCCACCTCCTGCAGTATCAGCTCTATCTCGTCGTCATCCACCCGGTATGTCCGGTAAATCCGGTACATATCAGAGTCCAGTTCCACCATGGACGGGAATTTTCTCTTTCCGTCCTCTTTCACAACAGCGGCTGCCTTAAAGTCCTCGTAGTTCACGTAAACAGACAGAGCCAGCTTGACGCCTACCCTGTCCGCTTCATAAAACTCACTTCGCTTCACACTTTCTATCCGGGCAAAACACTCGGATTCCTGAATGGTTGTTTCCTGTGCGACTGCATTCTCACGTCTGATGTCTCTGACTAACAGCATAATCACATCATTCATTGCCCTCATGATTCAACCTTCCTTCCTGCAGCTTTGCGGATTTCCGCATAGCTTCTATCTGATACACATAGGCTTCCATGTAGGCATCCCTTTTGTCTTCCCGTCCCATTTTAGCCTGGCAGAAGGTTGCCACGGCTTCGGTAACTAACGGATTCGGATTTTCTGCATACACCACAGTCTCAGGAATGCCCACCCGGACCATGTCCAGGCAGGCTGTATTGATTTTCCGGTCTATTTCACTTAGCAATGTCTGATTTTGGGCGGCTCTTTCGCTTAGTCTTAAGGCACCAATCGCCGCATCCCTGTATTCCTGGCAGACCATTATGCAGTAGCTGCCAGTGTTACGATGACAAAGCCGCCGTCTACGATTACGTTACCTCCGGCCATTACCTCGCCCATGATAGTGAGCAGGCCTTCAGCAAATTTATAATCTGCAGAAACTTCCACAGTGTACGGACCAAAAAGACCCAGTTCAAAGTTTTTCGGATCGCCGTAAATCATGGTCTGGATCTTAGCCTTGCCCTGTGTTGCGGTCGAAAGGGATGTCAGGCCGGAATGGATGGCATATCTGGTACTCAGACCGCCGTCCTTGATAATTCCGCAATTCGGATTTGTGGCATCCGGAATGATTTCGTACACCGGTTTCTTTTCATTGGTACCGCGTACCTTGCCGAATGCTGCAAGGTCCTGTTTGGTCAGGAGCAGTACGGCATTTCCGCCAAGTTCATCAGAACCGCCATACGCAAAAATGATATTGCGTAAGGTGTCAGCACCAATCGTTGTGCTACTTACGGATAACTCCTTGCAGATAGGTTCCTTTTTTGTGTTTGCCGCAATCTTGATTCCCAGGAAATCTCCTGCGTTTCCGTTCACGATCAGGTTAGATACCTTTCTTCTCAGTGCCTTCAACGCAAGACTTCTCACCTTTTCCGCATATGCCAGCGGGGAAATGCGCTTGATGTTCTTGGACACGTATGCAGTGGTGCTAATCAGCTTCGGCTCAATCTTTGCCACACGGAATACCGGGTCCGATGCTTCGCCAGCACTTCCATCGGTTCTGTTGCTTGCTGTAGATTCCGTTTTCACATACGGTTCCTCATAGGCTGCAGCTCCGGTTAAGTCTACCACGGACACCTGGTCCACGATTGTCGGTACCGTTTCCATGGTATCTTTGATCTCGGAACCCGTCTTGGTAGGCTTTGCCAGCGTATCGGTAGCAATGGTGGTAGCTCTTTCCTGTACCAGTGCGCTTCTGACTTCCTCCGCCGGAATCTGCATTGTTCCGGACTCCATGATTTTCTTTGCTCTTTCCTCCGGATCCTCTGCGGGAGGTGCGTTAGGTCCTGCCACCGGAGCTGCAAGTCTGCTCCTTAATTCCTCTTCTTTCACAAATCTTGCTTCATCCGCTTCGATATTGCGGATTTCGGCTTCGATTTCCGCCATTCTTTCTTCCGTTACGGGTGTTTCTGTGTTGTTGAGCTCCGCAAGCAGGGCGCTCTTTCTTTCCTGCAATTTTTTCAGTTTCTCATTCATCTTTCTTTTCCTCCAATTTCGTTGATAATTTTAACACTGCCACCAGTCTGCGCCGTTCCAGATCAGCCGCCGCTTCACGTTGTCTTTTCTCCTGAGCATCCGCCTCCAGGATAAAGTTCTTTCGGGCTTCGATTGATGTATCATCGTATGCGGGGATATCCACGGCAGAAACGTCGTACAATTTTCTGACCTTTCGTACCGTCCACATATGATTTTCTTTGTCGTATGCTTCCTCCCGGATGGTAAAGCGGAAGCTCATGCGGTCTACATATCCGCCGCTTATTTCGTCGTACATTTTACGACCCTCTTCTGTTCCGTCCAGTCTTGCCCGGATGAACAGTCCATCCTCTCTTATTTCCAACTGCAGGGTTTTGTTCCTGGTTCGTGCCATAACCTTGCCGCCATGATTATAGTTAAAAATGACGTCCGACATATCGCATTCCTCAAATGCCCTGTCGTCAATCTGCTCCTTATACTCTGTTCCGTCAATTATGAAAAGAACCGTAGGGCTGTTAAACCTTACGGCATATCCTTCCACCCACAATTCCTTTGTCTGACCGTTTTCATCTTCCAGGCTTCGTGCCTGTACCCGGAATTCACGGTCAATCCACTTTTTCCTCTGCTCCATTCCCATCTGTTTCTTCTCCCTTCTGATATTTTGACTGGTCTTTTGCTTTTACGAAGTTCAGGGATACCTGCCTGTCGTCCCCGTCTGCCACCGGTGCAAATCCTAACAGCTCCCGCCTTTCGTTTGTGGTGAGCTCACCGGTTTCTTTCGTCGCTTCCAGCACCCGGACTCTTGTTTCGATAGAGGAACCCATTAAAATACCGCCTGATATAATCAGACGGTTTCCGCATTCTATTTCATGCTTGGAAAAATATGCCGTGGTAAATGCTTCGGCCAGCATCTGCCAGATAGGCTCTATCTTTCCCTCGTACCATGCCATTCCTTCCTGTTCGGTATAGGTGTTTTGCACAATCTTTTCCGATGTACGCAGGTAGGAAAAAATTCGGTTGTTGATTTCCTTCATCTGGGTACTGTTCGCTGCCCACGGTGTTAGGTTTAACTCCTTGAAGTCCTCCATGGAATCCACGGATATAATGCCGCCATTTTGTGCCGCATTTTCAAATCTTTTGGCAAATTGTTCCTGGTTCTTTTCGACGTCTACCGGATCCAGCATGCTCTTTTTATTCTTTACCATGCCGCGGATTTTGTTTGCCACCGTGAGTGCATTGATAAACCCTTCATCCGATGCTTTTGACATATCCAGCACTTTGTAAATTGGGTCGTTACCGTCACCGGATGCCAGCCGGTCATTGTAAAATTTGCGGATCACCACACAATCCTTCAAGTCAAACGGATGCTCCTGCCCTTCCTGGTCCGTCACCACTATGGCAATGCCGCCGCCCGTTATTTCCCTGAATTCATAACTTGTAAAATCTACTGGATACACTGCTTCCGGCTGTAAGCCATCCCACCGTATGTATGCCACAGCCGTTGTCTTTGTCTCCAGTGCGGCTACCATGCGGTACTTGAACTCCGTTGCCGTCATGACATTATTCGGCCGGATGTTCAGCAGTCTCACCATCTTGTCATTTTCAAACGTTTTCTCCACTTTTCCGAACTGATTTAGCTTTACCGCTTTGAACTGTCCTTTTGATGCATGTGTGGCTATGGCATCCACGGTGGCCCGGAACGTATCGTGGTACCATGCTTCCTTGTCAAACGGCGCCGATGTGTTCTGGTACCCAAAGAAACTGCTCCATTTGACCTTGATTTTCTTGAAAAACTTATCAAAAAGTCCCATTTTTCTCCTTTCTACTTCACATATTTGAGGTATTCCTCTTCATGGTTTTTATAGCATGTAAACGCATTGAGCAGGGACACCGTACCGTCTATCCTGCGTGCTGCCGTAACCTTAACCGGCTGCACACTTTCAATACCGTCTTTGTTTAGTGATTTCTTTCCGGTATTTGACAGACACCACCGGAGCATGGGATTGTTTTGGTACCAGATGCGGTGCTCCTCGAACAGTCCCGCCATTTCCTTAAACGGGTATGTCCATGTAAACGGACCCTGTCTGATTTTTTCCATCTCAAATCCGTAATCCTCCATCTCTTCTCTCCAGTATCCAGAAAGAGCCGCATCATATCCAATCCACAATGGCCGGATGTTGTACTCCCGCACCATATGAACAAACCATTCCGTCACTGCGTGGAAATCCACGGTTGCTCCCTCACTGGTCTGCAGCCATCCGTCTTTGCTCCACTTGTCGTACGGGGCTTCGCTCTTATCTTTTATCTCTTCCCTTTTCACCTTGGACTTCGGAAGAAAGTATTTTTGCAAAATAAAAAACCGGTTGTCCCCCGGTTTCCTGATAAGAAGTGTCGCACAGGTAAGGTCTGTTGTGCTTGATAAATCGCATCCACCTATGGCATAGGAGTTTTTCAAAAACTCCATGTCCACCATACCCTCGTTGACTATCACGTTGTAAGGCAGCCATATATCGGCTGAGTTTTCCGGCATGTTGAAGTCTTTTGTAAGCAGTGTCGGAAGTATTGTCGGGTCTCTTTTGGCTTTTTCTACCAGTGCTGCCAGCTTCTTTTTGTCCTTTATGGTCCCCAGTCCGGGATTTGCTTTATACCATGCTGCCGGTATCTTCCATTCCTCCCGGTCGTCCAGTTCATAGAGCAGGGGTAACAGCTCATAGTCCTCGAAACCCGGAGACCACATGGCTACATTGCTGGCATAATCGTATATGGTATCATACAGCCCTTCCCGGACGAATCCGTTTGTGCTTATCAGCCAGGCAAGCGGCTGCTCTCTGGCTGTCACCGACTGTATCATGACATCGTACAGTTTTCTGGTCTTCTGTTCGTGAAACTCATCCAGCGAAAAAAACTGTGTATTGAGGCCATCCATGGTTGATGTATCCGAAGCAAGCCCTTTGATAAAACTCATGCTGTCCGGAATGAATATATCCGACTGCCGCTTTTTGGATACACCCATAAGCGCTTTGGACTGGATACGCATATTCACGCATTCGTCAAAGATGATCTTCGCCTGGTCTTTTTTGTTTGCCGTGCAGTAAATTTCTGCACCTTTCTCGCCATCGTTCAGCGCCATGTCCCATTCCACGGCTGCCGTCTCTGTAGACTTCCCGTTTTTTCTTCCCCGGATATCGTCCACTTCCCGGAAGCGCCGCAGGTTGGTATCCTTTGCCACCCAACCGAAAACCATCTGCATTTTTGCTTTTTGGAACAGCTCGAACTGTATCAGGCTGCCGCCCACTTTACCTTTGGAATGGCGGCAGAATTTTTCCATAAATCCAATATGATGCTGGCCTCTTTCCGGGTCGAAGTAGTACGGAAAATCTGCCGGCGGGCTGTCCATCCATGCACACTCCCGTTCATATACGGCTCTGATCTTACTGCATGTAACAATGTCGCCCGACTGCATTCCGGCCAGATATTCTTTGGGCCAGTTTGGTGTCAACGCTTAAAGCTCTGCACATACGCCATCAGTGCCTCCGCGCTGTCATCGTCCACTTCCTGGATGGATACGCCGCCATTTTCATTGCACAACTTAATGGTTTTCGGCAGCATGTCCACCAGCTGCTTTGTCACTTTGGTGTATGTGTTCACCATTTTGTCATACGCTTCGACCGCCGCTGACTTTTTTAGTCCCTTCTGGTTCTCGCCGTTCTGATACCGTTCCACCGGTCCGTCCCTGGCTATGATTTTTCGCAGTTCGTCCAGTGTGACAGCCATAAAAGCGGCATCATCTATCAGACTTTCGCACGTACTTTGCGTTTTTTTGTCCATATTTTCCAGAATAATGCTCAACTTTTTCTTCTCTTTGAGGATCAGGCTTTTTCGCTTCTTTTCTGTATAAATCTGCTCAAATTCCACTTTTTATACCTCCTTACCCCCCACCCCTTACGCGCGATTTTTCCGGAGGGTTACATCGATGGGACGCTCTCGGTCTGCGACCCCTCCCAAACTTTGCCCTACCCCCGGGGGGGTTCTATCGGATAACCGTTACTATCAAATACAATGTTTGGTAAATCAACCTTCCCTTTCCGTCTGTGCTCTACTTTGGTAATGCGCTTATGGCATTCGGAGCACACCGACATAAGGTTTGAAGGATTGAGTGCTATCATTGGATTGTGTACGTTGTCCTCAGTAAGCTCTTTCTTGTGATGCACTTCCGTAGCAAGCGCATGGCATCCGGCACACTGGCATAAATATCTGTCGCGTTTCAAAATGTATTCTCTTTCCTGCTTCCATGCCTTTGAATTGTAGAACGCTTTCGCCCATCCCTGTGCCATTCCTGCTGCCTCCAGTGCATACAAAAAGGGCAATACGTTTGAACGTATCGCCCTTATCTCAACTTATCACGCTACTATAATACCACAGGTACGCATGCGAAATCATGCCATTTTGAAAATTTTTTTAATTTTTTTTCATTTCCTCCGCAAATGTACGCATCAGCTCCGTAAGTTTTCCCGCCTGGCTCACTCCTGCTTTTTCACATGCTTCTGCAAATTCTTCCACTACTTCACGCTTCAGCTTGTAGGATTTGCTTATCAGTCCTACCTTTCGTGCATACTTCTCTGTTGCCTTGGTCTGTGCGTTTGGATTTCCTACCGGCATCATAACACCCCCTTGCATATCAATATCACACCTGCTACAGCTCCTACGAGGACTAACACTTTTCCCGTAAGTTTTAGAATGTTTACCGTCAGTTCTTTTACTTCCTTTTTCACTTGTCATTCCTCCTGTTCTGTGTTATATTTTGGGTAAGGAGCCAAGGGGCTTTCGCCCCCCAGCCATGCTCCTACTTAAGTAAAAGAATAATGATAAGTATCCAACCGAGCAAGGATATTATTCTTATCATCAGCTTCTCAATCTGTTCCACCAGTTTGAGAAGCTCTTTTACTGTTTCGGTGGCTTTCCGAATTTTGTTTTTCATCTTCGGTACCTCCTTACAATTATAGTATAGCATATGGTGTACCCTATGTCAACAGCTTTTTACAAAAAATCTTATAATTTTATCAAATGTCAATATTTTTTTAGGATCAAATTATGTTTAATAAAAGACTGCGTGAAGTTCGTATGAAAAGAAAATATACCCAGCAAGCCATGGCTGACCTACTGGGTATCACAGTTAATGCCTATCAGAAATATGAGCAGGCTGAGCGTTCTCCTTCGTTGGACTGCCTTGTTTCTATTGCTGATATACTCGATGTTTCCGTAGACTATTTACTTTGTCGGGATACCTTTATGAAATCTCACGGAGTTTCCGTTGATGAATACCTGTAATGTCTTCCAGTGCGTCCCAAATTTCAAAATCACCAGTCCTGCTGCCTGCTTCTATGTTCTGATAGTATCGTAAACTAATTCCTACCTTTTCTGCCATCTGCTGTTGTGTCATGCCTGCTGCCTTTCTGGCTTCCTTCAAGTTTCTTCTTTCTCCCATTCCTTACCTCTCCTATCTGTTTCAGGAGCATGTCTTGAATTTCAAGACATACTCCTGAAATCTTATCTCCTACTTTACACAAACTGTCCTGAATTTCAAGACAGTTTATCTACTTTTACTTCTCTGGTTGGTACACCTGCCGCATCTAACTTGGCTTTTATCTCCAGCAAATCTCTGCAATACTGCTGTTCAAGTATGCTTAACTTATTGTATCCTGTATAGTCCAATGCCTCTTGGCCTATCTGCCACAATTCGCGTAATATTTCTGCTGTTGTTGTTCCTATGCGTCTATATGTCCCTCTTTCTATAAATGTCTTTTGCCAGATGAACAACTTAAACCCTAATGCTTTCTCTACTTGTTCTATCCAGATTTCTAATTCTCTTGGATACACTCTTTTGTACGCGTATGGGTCGAGCTTCCCTTGAATTATGATGCCCTGCTCTGTCGGCTGTTCATTGATTATATTTAATATCCCATCTTTTACAATATCGGGAAATATATCTTTTCCCCCTATAGTAATTTTTAATGACTTTATTTCTTCAATCAATTCGGTTCGGTTAATTAAATCACTCACTGTCTGTTCTCCTTTTCCATAACAATCTCGATTGCATCGTCCAGATTTACTACCTGTTCTCCGCCCATACCATCATTCCCATATCTCTCAAATGATGTATTTCTTAATTTTTCTACCATCTCTTCATTACTGGCTCTACAGTTCCACTTTTTAACTTCTTCCTTTTCTGCGGTGCTGTACGTGTTTTCCCATGTACCGGCGCTTCTGCCATGACATTTTTCGCAAATAACTTGTGCCCAGCACCCTCTACTACTTCCCGGTATTCGTTCATAATTTATTTCTGCCTTTCCGCCGCAAAATGGACACGGCTTCAATTCTTCGCTTTCCATCTCTTACTTTACCTCCCCTATATATTTTCCGACCTGGTATACCATTTTGAAAACAATACGTTTCATCTGGCGCTCACTATACTTTGTTCCTGTTATCTGCAGGTACGGAACCGGCTTCTTGCCATCGCCTGTCCAGTACCGTTCTCTGATAACCTTCTGCTCCTCCGGGCGAAGGTTGTTGTAACAAAACTCCACCGCTTCTATCTCCTGCTTATTGCGGTACGCATAAGCGGAAGTCATTTTCAACGCTTTCGCTTCGGTTACTGACTGCGGTTTGTTTTCCTCTTCCTTGGCATCCCGGAATATATTTGTTTCCGGTGGCTGCTGGGTCATGATAACCTCTTCCATATACTCTTCATACTTCCGCTTTGTCTTCGGATAACGCCGTATGATTGTCTCGATAATTCTCCACGCATCCCTCTCCACACTATCCCTCCTCTTTTACTTTTTCCTTGTACCGGCCGTCCTTTGTGTAGTTGATATATACCGGCTTCGTCCGTCCTACCCGCATGGCTGCTGCCGGAACGTTCTTCTGCATCCCTGAATATACCTTCTCCTTACTCGGTGTCTGCTCTGCTATCATGTCTTCCTCCTGCCAGCTCATCGGCTCTCTTTTTCCACTTTGTGACTTCTCTGCATTTTTCTTCATATAACCTGTCCATCTCCTCTATCTGCCCCGGTGTCAGACCGGTGTTCTCGTAATCTTTTAATTTGAATAATGCTCCGTACATCTTTTCATACGTCTGCTGCGTAATGACAACGCCTTTATACAGGTCTTCCCACTTTACGCCTTTCAGCGCCCAGTTCCCGCAATTATCCGTTTCTGTCAATCTGCTATTTTCCTTCATTTTTTCTGCCCTCCTTATAATATCTTTTGTTGCCCCAATACAGTAGGAAGTACAAATACACGGATATCATACTTATAGCGATATAAACCCGTCCGGGATGCCTACTGCCGGCTTTTGGCATACCTGCTGCCGCTCGGACTCATCCAGTACGTTCTTGCCAAATATCTCCCGGAAGTTTAGCGCCGGATATGCCTTTTCAAATGCCCTCTGGGCATCCTTTTCCAGCATCCGGCGGATGGCATCGTTTCTGTGGACTGCTTCCGGTCCGCCGTCGTAGGTATGGTGATTGATGCACAGATACACCTTCAATCCATATTTCTCCGAAAGTCTCCGGTTCTGGCCGCCATACATCACATGATGCTCTTCCAGATTCCCGTGCCGGCTGTAGTTGTGATGCAGTTTCATGCACAGGTAGCAGGTTTTATCCTCTTTCCTGTGCATGATTGACTTGCTCATCGTGACTCCATGGTTTTTTTACTGGATGTCACCATTTCCACCACGATCGTGCCTTTATTGGTGCGGCGCAATGTACCTTTGACGCCATTTCCGGTGTCAACCGTTACCTTTGCCACATCCTCGTTTTCTATGTAGACCAGCGCCTCTTTCATAATGGCTTCAGTTTCCGGGAAGTCCTCCCGGAACAGTCGGATGATGTTTTCTTCCGCCGTTCTCTTGGCTTTTACCTTTTCCTGTGCCGCCTTTGCTTCCTCGCAAGAACATTTTTCCGTTGCCCACTTATCAAGCTGCTCCTGCTTCGCCATTCCTGATGTGCGTAATATCATGGTCTGTCCGCAATACATGCAGGTACCTGTCTGTTTTGCTACACCTTCCGGCATCTCCCTACTCTGTTCTGTATTGCTCATCTGCTCCACGCTCCTCTCCCATTTCGTCCAGCTGCTCCACGACTGCTGCCAGATGCTCCATATTGGTCTTGACCTTGCTCATCTCCTCTTTGTCAATCAGCAGTTTTTTATACATTTTCATGGTGTGTGCCACTTTTAACGCCAGTTCCTCGGCTTCCTCCTGCAGTTTATAGTACGGGTCTTCCACTATGCTTCCGTCCGGCTGCTCCGGCTCCCGGTCTGTTTCCACGGTTTCCTCTTCACCTTCGCTGCTCTCCGTATCTGTGGCTGTTTCCTCTTCCTGCTCTGCCTCTGTATCGATTTCCGCGGGTTCTGTGTCCTCCGTTTCCTCCTGCTTTTCCGCTTTGGGCGGCTCATTTTTGTGCGACGTCGCACAGTCTTCCGCTTCTGTCTTTTCGGGCTTTTCCGTTGTTTTCGGTTCTTCTTTTACCGGTTCCACAGCTTCCAGCATCGGTCCGTAGAAGTTTGTCCATGTATCCGGACCGTAAGAGTCACGGTAAATAGACTCTACTTCCTCCAGGAATTCCTTCCAAGACAGCTTCTTGGTTTCCTTCGTTGTCACAGTTTTATAGGCAACTCCTCTGTCGGCATCATACAGGAACATGTAAATGATGCCTTTGTTAAATGCGCCGTACTCGGACGGATTTATCAGTTCTACCTGCTGCTTCCGCATCTCCTCCGTGTGCTCCTGCTCCAACTGCATTTTCAAAACCATGTTCAGGACGTCCTTTTTGTCCTGCTGCCGGAAAAATTCAATAATGCACTTCTGGAATGCTGTGTATACTCTTTCTGTCTCTTCCCGTGCCGGTTCTTCTGATGCCTGCTGCCGGTTAAAGTTCTTAAAGTCCCTTATATCGGACACCGTGCTCTTGTCTGTGAGAAGCTGGCAGTCCTCGTCCGACAAGGTAAGCATCTCCTGCAGCTTTGATACCCCGAAGTTTTTATATTCCGGGAGCAGCTCCGTTGAGTTGCCCCCTATGGAAAACTTGGATGTAATTGCCATGAAGCGCTGCGTGGTGGAGCGGTGCAGTCCGTATTCCTTCTGGGCAAATTCGTAAATGTCTGCTGCCCCGTCCTGCCTGTAGCTTTCCTGTGCTTCAATCTCTTTCAGCCGGCAGCCTATGTAGACGAAGTTCTCCGCCGTTTCATTCAGCTTTTTTCTGATATCGTCTTTCATTGCCTGCCATTGCCATAATGTTATCTGTCCTTCCATTCCTTTTCTCCTTCCTTAGATGGCTTCTACCTGTACCGGTATCTGCACTCTTTCCTGCTTCATTTCCTCTTTTTTCAATCTTTTCTTTACTTCCGCTATCCACTTATCCGCAAACTCCTTTGCTTCCTGCGGGGCGGTCTGGTTGTACCCGGCCCGTAACTGCCGCAATGACGCCACATTTGTAATCTCCACCGTACAGTAGGACTGATCCGGCAGTGCCTTCTTTCGCAGGAATACGACTACTGTCTCTCCTCTGACTACCTTGTCGAAATATCCTCCTACACAGTTATGGTTCATGTGCCCCTCTTTTGTAAAATCCGACTTCTTTTCCGGAACCTTTATGAAAAATTCCTCGTCCTCAAATCCATACAGTTCTTTCAGCTTCGGTACCATCCTGGCATATTCCCGGTTTTTCTTTCGCGTCTGCATATCCTCTATCTTTCTTTCCCTTGCCTGCCGTTCTTTTTCTGCCTCATCATGTGCTGTCCGGAAATGCTTCGGGAACAGTACCATGTCGTTCCGCATATCCCATCCGCATATGGCTGCTGCCTCCAGGTAATCTACATAGTCCCCGTATTCTCTCTCATTTTCCAATACATTTGTGAAATAGCGGTACATCTTGGCCGGTGATGCATACTGCAGGATTTCGTGAATCTCTTCTCCTCTGAAGTATTTTTTGAAAAACTTCAGTTCCTGGCGTGTCATGTGATATCCTACGGCTTCCGTAGCCCGCATCAATTCAATCTCTCTTGCAGACGCATCATATTTCAATGCTTCCAGCATCAGGTTTTTACTGATCCCCAGTACCTCCCACGGCTTTTTCCCCGGCCTCATTTCCACTCTTCGTTGCAGTATATCTGTCGCAAGTCGCCGGAATCCCATTTTGATAAAATATTCCACTTCCGGATACTGGTTCAATGATCTCATCATCTGATACACGTCTATAAACACCCCCGGACTGTTTTTTAATGCCTGCTCTATGGGAATGTAGCGGATACCGGTTTCCTGTCTGTCCTTCTTCAGGTTTTTCCAGTAGATACGCGCATCCCCGAATTTGTAATAATCACAATAATAGCTGTGCCTGTTGGGTTCATTGGAATGTATACACCACCTGCTTACTCCTGTGCTTTTGTACGGACCATATTCATAGTGGCCGTATCGCACCATTGCGTCATCATATATTTCTCTTACTTCTTCAAACAGGTAATACCTTGGCACCCATTCTTCTTTTTTGGCTATCAGTCTTGCGCTGAACCGCCTTGTCACCCATCCTGTTCCATCCTTCAATCGCTGTATCAGTGCCACCATTCGCTTCGGGCTTTTGTTCTGTGTCCCGTTCCACGGTTTCAATACCGCTTTCTTTTTGCAGACCTCACATCTGCATTCCTTGTCCCGTTTGGGATTGCTCACGGTAATACTGCTGCCGTACTGCATACACACGGCTCTCTTTTCGGCTTTTCTGTCCTCTGCATGGTAGAATATGTATCTGTCTGTATAAAATCCATATTCCTTTACCCAGGCTTCGAAGTCCTCCGGGATTTCCGGCACCAGTGCCATGACTTCATCTATCCCATCCGCTTCTCGTTTATGCTTCCGTTTATGCTTCTCTGTGAGCTTTTCCTTTCGGATTTCATTCTGAAACTGTTTTATCAGTGTTTTTACCTCACACCGTTCTGCGTCCAGGTATCGGTTCACCATTTCCGCAGATGTCTTATCTGCATAAAATCCTGTCCGATAAAGCATTCCCTCTTCGCTTCCATCGTTGCAGTTTCCCCAGCCATACAGGCTTTCAATGTCCCCGCTTCCCCATTTTTCTTCCTGCGTTTTATAGGTTCCCTGTTCCCCTTTGTCCTTATCCAGAAAAATTTCATACCGTGGCTCCTGCATGCCTGCTGCCAGGTCTTTTCTCATATACATGGATATCCGTAGGATATTGTCCGGGCACATATCCGCCCGGAAGTATATGTATCTTTTATACACGGGAAATCTGTGGTTTGCTTTCCACGTATATTCCGTTTGCTTCCATTCCTGGACATCATCCCGTACAAGCTGTAGCATTTCATCCGTGGCCGGAAGCGGCGGGAGCTTTTCAAGCATTTTCTTTTTCATCTGCCTTTGCCTCCTTCTTTTCATCTGCAAGGTAATATTCCCGAATAATGGTCTTTGCTCTTCCCATTCCCGGAATACCCAGCTTTACCTTTCCGCTGAAACCTGCTGCCTTCTGGATATCCTTGTCCACGTCCAGCATGTTTTTGTACGACCACTGGAGCAGTGCCCCCATACATCCTTTCAGGCTCTTATTCTTCCGCCGTATGGCTGCTGCCAGCTTCTCGTTATCCATACACTGGGATTTCAGATATTCTGTCCAGTCTTTCATTATTTCCGCCGGCTTAAGGTCTCGCTCCTCCGTTTCTATCTTCCCAACAGCTGCCATCATGGTGTCAGTCAATTCTTCAATCTCATCCGATGCATACAGTTCCGCCATTTCCACCGGTATCCCGTTCTCTTCCGCCAGCTTTTTCAGATTTTCTATATCGCCTTCCGCTTTCAATCCTTCCGCTGTTTTATTGATTTCTTCCGCGGAATCCATATTTCCAAACAAATCAAACATTCTTACTCCTTTCCGGCAGGGATTTCTCCCTGCCTCACACTGACATGTTTTCAATTTTTTTGTGATACATATTTGAACCATTGCATGGCAAATACCTACTTTTCGGATGCGGCGCTCTTCGCCGCCTTGTCCACTTCCCGGAGCATCCAATCCCGGTATGTATGCTCCATGGCGATTTCTGCCCGAACCGGCAGTCCTTTCAGTCTTTCCGCTATTTCCTGCCACTTTTCGGCATCCTTGATGGGCTCGCCCTTCGCCGTCTTAAAACCGTTTGCAATCCAGTTATCCATCCAGCACTCAAATACCGCCTGGATGTAGCCGGAACTGGTACAAATAGTGAGGTCACAGCTTTTCAGCCGTTTCACTGCTGCCAGGATGCCCATGCACAGGCTCTGATGCTCCGTAGTGTCTGGAATTGCTTTGACTTCCGTCAACGTGACCGGTCCTGCTGCCGCCCGGTACTCCAGCACGTAAGCATAGGCGCCTGTCTGCCGCCGCGGTCCCCGGATGGACGTTTCTATGTATAGCCTTACTTCCTTCAGCACTTATCCTTCCTCCTTTCCCGGCGGGAGCTCCACGATTGTGTATTTCTGGTACGGTGTTCCCGTAAATTTGTTAATGCCGTTTACTATGGAATCCGGCAGCACATAATATCCCTTGGGTGCTTTCGGCACCGGCTTCCAGTTCACGAAACGTACCTTTTTCTTCCGCTCAACCGGTCGGATCAGGTTGCGGCTGCACATATAGGACAGCTTCTCAATGGTCTGCTCCCTGTCCATCCGCTTCTTGGTTTCCTTGACGATGTACTCCGCCAGTGCCTTATAATCCCGGTTATCATCCAGCGGCGTCATATGTGGGCGCCCCCGTGTCCAATGCTTTCGGATAATGTCCCAGGTGCAGGTCTTCTCGTTGTGCTCATTGTTACAAATCATATGCCAGTGGGTGGCTCCCTGCTTTCCTGTCTCGCAGGTGATGATGTATTTTAACTGCCACCCCTGCCTTTTGAAATCCTTTTGTACCTTGTCCCGGAATGCCCTGATAATCTTCGGCGCTTCTTCCTTTGCCGGGCGTTCCTCTTTCCGGCATGTGAGCTGCACATGTAGGTCCCCACCCTTAAAATTCAGTTCCATGGTTCGCCGCAGATACTGGCACCGCTTCCAGAAGTTCTGTCTTGCCACCTCCTCCGGTGTCGCCTTCCGTTTTTCCTCTCTGGGGACTCCGGGAGCTCCATACCTTCCGTCCTTATACTTCTCTATCTCCACTTTGTTGTTAATTCTGCACGATTTTATGATATAGATTTCCGCCACCCTCTTTCCGCTATGTTTAATATCCTAATCGAGGGTGTAAAAAATGCCCCCGCATTCTGTCTTTTTCTTGCTTTTTGCGGTGGCACATGCTATACTGTATTTAGCATTGATGAGCACAGTTTGTGCCACCCTGGACCGTTTCCCGACGGTCCTATTTTTTTGCGTAAAATCGTTTGTGCTGGAGATATGTCTTTCTCTTTTTCTCCTCTTCAATCCGTTCCTCTTCGTTCCGGATGCACTGCTCCAGCATTCGGATTACCAGATCTTCCTCAAACGCTCCGTCTTTGGCATCTGCCGGGTCTGCTTCGTAGGGTCTTGTCCCGAACAGCTTCTTTTTTACATCCTCCGGCATGTCCAGCTCCGTACACAGGGTGAGCGCCTTGTCATACAGACGTCTTGCGATAACCCATTTCTTTCCGTAGCACGCCGCCCGGAACTCCCCGGCCATATCAAACAGCCGTTTTTCTATCTGTTCCTCTGTTTTCATGGCTTGTCCCTTCCTTTCTCATTCTGCTCATATATCCGGACTCATGTGCTGCGGCAATGCCTGCAAGGATGCCTGCTGCCAGAATAACCAGTGCGGTCACTATTCCCTGGGTGTCTGTCACTTCCTGCTCCCAGGTGCCTGCCAGTCCGGCCAGCCCTACCATGACACAGATAAAACTTATGTTTGAAAAAATCTTGTCCACTTTTCCTTTCCTCCTATCTACCGGAAGCACCCTCTGTTCTGCAGCTTGTCAAACTCCGCCGTCTTAATCAGGTACTTGCCGTTCTTCTTGGTTAATACGGAAACCCTGGATCCGTACTTGCTATGTACCACGCGCCGCAAATAAAACTCCGAGTATCCCATCTCTTTCAGTTCTGATATGCTCATCAGTGGTTTTGGATATTCCATGTCTGCTCCTTTCTACTGCATATCATCCAGCATAAGGTACAGCTTCGTCAGCGTTGCCCTGGAGCTTTCACTTATGTAGGAATGTTTTGCCAGATATGTGATAACGGCCGTCTTTACATCCTTTATCTCTTCTTTGTTCTCAAACTGAATACAATTCTTCTCTTTTACCATGCCTGATGCTCCTTTCTCCCTGTGCCCTCCATGCGACGCACAGACGGCTTGAAGGTCTGTGCGTCAAACTACATACAATAAAGGAGATAATGAGGTACTGCGGCTGTACGCCGCATGGAAAGCACACGGTATTGATTTTTTTCTATCACTTTCTTATACTCTCTTTACAGGTGCCCGCCAGCACCGAGTAAATGAAAGGGGGGGTTGTTCTTGAATTCCTATGATATAATTGAACTTTTTCGTGTTGAAATGAAAAACAATGTTTTCAACTCAAGCCTTGACGAGGCTGCTCAAAATGAAATTCTGGAATACATCGATGACGTTGCCAAACTTGTTACCGACACCGTTTCATCCTCAAAGCAATAATGATTGTGCTGGCAGTGCTCACTATGATTAAGGCTGCCAGCTCTTTCTTTGCTTTTGCAATCTTTTTATCTGTGTACTGCTGCCCGCAATAGAAAAAATAATCATTCATCGCTCTTACATAGCACTCCATTGCTGGTCTTTTACCATATCGTTTGTAGTATTCATCAAATTTCGACTTATACTGCCTATTCATGTCTTTCTCCTTCCTCTTTGTTGCTCCATTCTGTTTCCTTGTGCTACCCTCTCCCTATATGTGCCCGATTGGGTGTTGCTGACAATTAAAGCCTTGAGTAAACTCAATCAGTCGGACGGTATCTCTGACAATTTTCTCTTCCGTCTGGCTGATTTTCTGCTTTGACAAAATTTCTATGCTTTTCCCTATCATTGTTTCTTCCAGTTCTGCAACTTTGTTTGTCATTTTCTTCTCCTTCCTCTTCATTGCAATGTTCTGTTGTCTTGTGCTATACTCTCCCTACAGGCGCCCGCCAGCGCCAAGTAAAAAAAGTGAGGTTATTATATGGAATTAACAAAAGACTCTAAAAAAATCCTTTTTACACTCTTCAAGGAATTTCGGACCCGTAGAAATTCTGGCATTTCCCGCCGAGATGCTGCCAATTTTCGGTCCGCATCTTTCATTCATTCAAATTACTTTAGTGACTGGCTTCTCGTCGATGTAGAGGACTGCCTTCGTGAACTTGGACGTGCCGGCTTTCTTGATAATGGCTATGCCGACAATACCGTCTATTTTTGTCATCTTTCCGATGCGGGAATTGCTTATCTCGAATCGCTTCCTGCGGATACTCTGACAAATATAATCGATTTTATTGCCAAGTTCGTTCCTCTTATTCCTTTGGGCTGAGTATTACTTCCCAGTCATCGGCCATGAGGTCATCCGCTGTCGGGTTCCAGCATCTGCAGTAGTTGCTCAAGTTTCCCTTTTCATCCATTGTCATAATGGGGCACGTATCCAGTGAATTGCTTGGTGCAACTACTGCTGTTTTGAATTCTTTAATTCTTTTCTCTATGACAAATTTTTTTCTGTAAATAAAGCCGTTTTGCTCCATAGCTCTTTTTACCGCTTCCTGTATGTTCATCTGTCTTCCTCCTTCTCCTTCCTCTTTGTTGCATCTGCTCTTCCCTTGTGCTATTCTTTTCTCATCTATAAACTTTTTTTCACACAGAAAGGAATATTATT